AGGTGAACATGTTAAAAAACATGGTTTAAAATCACTTGCAAATGAAGAGTTTGAAGGTGATATTTTTGATGTTATTCTTGAGCATCTGGTTGCCGAAGGTTATGCCGATACTAATCAGGCAGCACTTGCTATTATGGCAAATATGAGTGAAGAGTGGAAAGATCAAATTTTGGATGAGGCACAGATTATGTCTGTTTCTGGTAAAGGTGGATTAAAATATATGATCAATCCTAAGATTCTACGAGCACAAAATGCTGCTGCAAAAGAAGCACAAGGAAGAAAATCTAAAGAAAAGGAAGCAAAAAATAAAGCAAATGCTGCACGATATGATAAGACAGTTAAAAAATCTATTCAAACACTGAACGCCAAACCAGGAGCAGATTCTGGAGATTATGATTCAGGTCATCATGGAGATGATGACACTTCTAATGGAAGCCGTCATTATAGTTTAAGTCGCACTAATCGTAGTGCTCGCAAAAGAAGAGAATCTGGTAGATAAAAACCACTTTCCAAACCGTCACAAGGGGCACTTACCTGCCCCTTTTTTGTGAGTATAATATGAGAGTTCAAAACAAAACCACCTAACTACATCATGCCTCGTAAAATTTCTGTGACCGACGAACAACTCATCTCCGACCTTAAATCTCTGTTTGGTACAGAGTTTTCTGCTGGTGATGTTCGTGGTTATTGTGCTTCTAAGGGCATTTCTTATCCCACTGTTACTAGTCGCCTTGAGAAGTTTAAAACTGATCGTGGTCGTTGGAATCTTGAAGTGACTCAAGAACGTGTTGAAGAGATTGAGCGTTCTTATCAAGCACCTTCTGTTCTCCCTGCAGCAGAACAAAACCTCATTCCTGATAAAGATGATACCTTCGTCAAGTTTGGTAACTTTAACGATATTAAGAAAATTATTCAGTCCAATCTTTTTTATCCGACGTTCATTACGGGTCTTTCGGGTAATGGTAAAACGTTCAGTGTTGAACAAGCGTGTGCTCAACTCAAGCGTGAACTAATCCGTGTAAATATTACTATTGAAACTGATGAAGACGATCTTATCGGTGGTTTCCGTCTTGTGGATGGTGCTACTGTTTGGCATAATGGTCCAGTCATCGAAGCACTCCAGCGTGGAGCGATCCTGCTCCTTGACGAGATTGACCTTGCCTCCAACAAAATCCTTTGCCTACAATCCGTGCTAGAAGGTAAAGGTGTCTTCTTGAAAAAGATTGGTCGTTATGTGAAACCCTCTGCTGGATTCAATGTATTCGCCACTGCTAATACTAAAGGTAAGGGTTCTGATGACGGTCGCTTTATTGGAACCAATGTTCTCAATGAGGCATTCTTAGAGCGTTTCCCTGTGACCTTTGAGCAGTCCTATCCTGTGCCTGCGACAGAGCAGAAGATTCTGGAAGGCATTGCTCTGGACCTTGGTGTGGAAGACCGTGACTTCTGCAAGCGTCTGGTGGACTGGGCAGACATTATCCGCAAGACCTTCTACGATGGTGGTATTGAGGAAATCATCAGCACTCGTCGCCTGGTGCATATCATCCGTGCTTATAGCATCTTCCAAGACAAGGCAAAGGCAATCCAGGTGTGTGTGAACCGCTTTGATGACGAAACCAAGCAAGCATTCATGGAACTTTATGACAAGGTTGATGCGGACTTCCGTATGCCTGTTGAAGGTGAGTATGTATCATACGATCTTGACGAGAAGCAAGCAAACTGATAGAATATGAGGAGGTAAATGTACCTCCTCCTTCGTTAACTTTACTGTGAAAATTATGTCTTCTAAAAACTTTGAAACAAATTATTCGGATTATATTTCTCCAAAAACTACAATTTTTGGTGGAACTGGATCTGATACTATTTCTTTTTCTGGATCTCGTCTTCCTGGAGGAATGAATAATTCTTCTCAAGATTATTGGTACGAGGATGGAATTAGTCTCACAGGAAATTCTTTTACTACTCCCGATACTATTACTTTTAATCTGAACATGACTGAAGATACGAACAAAAACGGTTTTTGGAAATACAACGAGGATAAAATTCTCAAGCAACTTGAAGAATATATTGCAAGTACTTATCGACAACATTATGTTGATCGTACTGGTGGTGGTAAAGAGCAAACTTTAGATAAGATCAAGCACAATCGTCGTGAAGGATTTTGTGCAGGTAATGTAACCAAGTATATTGATCGTTACGATACGAAGGGTACTCCCCGTGCTGACCTGTTTAAAGTTCTCCACTACACGATTCTTCTGATTAATCATCTGAATCTGATTGAAAACAAATGAAAATCCAAGATAAAATTATGAAACTTTCTGACAACACTCTCGCTCTTCTTAAGAACTTTGCCGGAATTAACAATTCTATTCTGGTTAAGAAAGGTAATAAACTTCGCACTATTTCTGTTGCCAAAAACATTCTTGCCGAAGCAGACATTACTGAAGAGTTTCCTCGTGACTTTGCCATCTATGATCTTAATCAGTTTTTGAATGGTTTGAGTCTTCATCAGGATCCAGATCTTGATTTTGTTGAAGAATCTCATATTACAATTCGTGAAGGTAAAAGGCGGGTTAAGTATTTCTTTGCAGATCCAAATGTTATTATTTCTCCTCCTGAAAAGGAAATTCAACTTCCATCAAAGGACATTTGTTTTCAAGTTGATAGTGTAACTCTTGAAAAATTAATTAAAGCGTCTGCAGTTTATCAACTTCCTGATCTTTCTGCTGTAGGTGAGGCAGGTGTAATTCGTCTAGTGGTTCGGGACAAGAAAAATGATACTTCTAACGAATATTCAATCGTTGTTGGTGAAACTAATAAAGAATTCACCTTTAACTTTAAAGTGGAAAACATCAAAATCATCCCTGGATCTTACGATGTGGTTGTGTCAGAAAAATTACTGTCACAGTTCACGAATTCCAAGTACAATCTGAAGTATTATATTGCCTTGGAACCAGACTCTTCCTTTAACTGATGGATTTTCTTCTTTATCTTTCTCCCCAAGGAATGGAGATCTATAACATGATCTCCAAAAAAATTAGGGTAGTTGAAAACACACCCATATGTCAAAAATATGACATTTATGGGTGGTATCAAAATACTTCTAAAACAATGGTTTTTTGTACAAATCGTATTGTTTCTAAAGGCAAACCTGACTATGATGTCAATGAAACTCTTTTTCATGAATCAGTTCATGTTGCACAAGCATGTAAACAAAATATGAAAGAGATTTTTCCTCTTGGAATATCATCCTTTTCAATGACTTTACCTAAAAATAAATCTAAAGATCTTTTAAAGACAATTCAAATATCTGGCAAACATATTGCCCTAATAGAAAAGGAAGCATTTTGGATGGAAGATAAACCAAGTAAAGTAAAGTATGTTGTTCAAAAGTACTGCTTCTGATGAACATCTTCGTAACTAATCCATTTCCTGCCGAGAGTGCCATTTGCCTTCCCGATAAGCATATCGTCAAGATGCCCCTAGAGTGCTGTCAGATGCTCTCTATCGTTGCCTCTGACAAATGGGGGCACGGGTACGGTACTCTCCCTAAGGCAGATGGAACCCCCTACAAGACCGAGAAAGGAGCATTCCGCAACCATCCCTGCACCAAGTGGGCAATGGAAAGTATCCATAATGCTTACTGGTTAATCAAGTGGGGACTGAACTTGTCAGATGAATACTGCTTGCGGTATAATAAAACTCACTCCTGTTATAAGACCCTTGTGGATGCATACTATTTGTTTCCCAGGGGTAAGATTACAGAAGTGACTCCATTTGCTCGTGCTATGCCTGAGGAATGGAAGTTTGACAAAACTATTGACACATTTGAGGCATACAAAAGATACATCGCATCCAAACCTTGGGTGTCTGATAACTATCTTCGTATTCCTGAGCGTAAACCTTCTTGGATAAATTAAATTATGGCAAGTGAATTTCTTCTGACTGAAAAATACAGACCACAAGTAATTGAGGATTGTATTCTTCCTGATGAAACTAAAAAAACATTTAAGGAGTTTGTACAGAAGGGCGAAATTCCGAATCTCCTTCTTGCAGGTCCTCCTGGTATTGGTAAAACTACAATCGCAAAAGCATTATGTAATGAACTAGGAGCAGATTATTATGTCATTAACGGATCCGACGAAGGGCGTTTCCTGGATACTGTACGGAAC